CTGTAAGGTTGCTTTATCCCACGTTGGGCCAGAACCCCTACCCATATCTCCGCCATTAGGATTAAAATACTGGAATCGTCCACCAGGAGAAATCTCCATTGGCGCACGCATTTCCCTATATGATACAACTTCAACATTACGTTTCTTAATAGAAGAATAGAACATATCATCACTCTCAAAGACAGTAGTGACCTTTGGAGTAACGCGCTCTAATTCTGTAGCGGCTACGGCTTGTTCTGAAACAGCCATGTTATTATTAACCCTTATTCTCTACAAGAGAATTCTTCTTAAGAGATTAATCTCTACCAAAGAACTCCTCTACACTCTCACCTTGTTTACGTTCATTGGCCTTATTATTTTGCTGATGTGGCCTGCCAGCGTTTACAGGTTTTCTAGATTCTCTCGAACTAGAAGTTGTTTCTTTGTCGTCGTCTTGCTTATCTTTATCTCTACCCTTAGAGCGATTATCCTTTAATACTTCACTACGAACTTCTTTAATAACAGAAGAGATTAAACCCTTAGCTTTACCAAGGTAACTCTTCTTAATTCCATTCAGTGAATTCTCACTAAATTTATCACCGAATGCAGCTTTCCAAAGTCTATCTAGATTCTTGCGAAAAGATGAATCCTCTCCGACTTTTGCATGTAAACGCTTAAGAGTTTCCTCAATCGCGTTCTTCTTTTCATAATTAGTCATAACACCACGAGGGTCAATATAATCTGAGATAGTTGACTTAAGAATATTATCAACCTTAACTGTTAACGAGTCCCGGGCAGATTCAAATCTCTCATTGATAAGAGCTTGACGTTCCTTATCAATTGCTTCTTTCTCTTCGTTCTTCTCAACTTTAGAACGAACCTTAATATTTAAGTCAGCCTTCTCTGGATCTGCATCAAATAAATATTCATACAAAGCCTTAGCTGAATCGTGCAGTTCTTTGTTATTCTTCCTCTTAGCTTCATCAACCATTCCGTGAATAATTCTCTTACCAAAATTCTGAATAACATCATCATATGCTTCTTTATCAACTTCACCTAATTGGGACAACCATCCATCGACAAGCTTATCGAAAGCTTTAGGATCAGCAGTCTTAACTGTTGATAAAACATCTCTTAAGTCACCATTAAGTAATTGAGTCTCGAATTCATTCAATCTGTCAACCTTATTGAATACTTCCTTAGCTTCATCAAATGAACCAAACATTTCCGTATATGCTTTATCCCTAAACATCATCCGCTTTAAGAAAGGAAAATCCTCAAAGAATTTTGGATATTTAGCTGTAATTTCCGCTACCTTAGGCGGAGCAGTTAATTTAGTCTCATCGTCATCGTCTTTATCAAGATCAAGTTTCTCTTTTTTCTCTTCGTCATCTTCATCGTCTTCTTCTTTAAGTTTGATATCATCTTTATCTTCTTCTTCGTCATCATCTTCTTTTTTATCTTCATCATCTTTATCAGATGGTTTACTTTTATTATCTTTATCTTCGTCTTCTAAATCATCATCTTTAATTTCAGGTTTCTTATCGTCATCAACCTTATCATCATCCATATTAAGTAAATCTTCTATTTCGTCAGCAGTCTTACCCGATGCTGGTTTAGTAGTATCTTTATTTCCACCTTGTGGATTTACAGTTGAAGTCTTAGACTCGAACGGGTTACTGAACGGGGACGTTGCCATTTGGATTTTCCTTTACTTTTTCTGATCCTTGACCTTTAGAACCAGAAGGTGTTTTGGTATCTTTACCAGTTTGTTCTTGAGCAGCGGCGTTAGTTTGCGCCATTACAGCAGCTTGTCTATTCATTTCAGCAGTATGCTCTTGGAAGTGTAATAATACATTCATATATCCTTCTTGATTTTCTACCTTGGCAAGCCTACCAGCTTCACCAATTAACCAGCCTCGACAAATCTCAGCTTCAATTTTATGATTGTCAAGGATAGGATCAATTTGAACTGATGCTATTAAGCCACCAGTCATCTCGTCTGGAATTGGAACTGAATTGATTAATTCCTCAATCTCTTCATATTGCTTCTGCCTATCATCTTCACCAGGCAAACGAAACTGAGGAATCCGAACGATCTTCCTAATAAACGGTAAATTCTCAGGAGCAACTAAAGCTTCAAATACTTCCATATTATTAAGTTGCATTAACTGTAGGATAATATCTTTCTGCTGTTCGTCAGTTATTGGTAACTGCTCGGAGTTCTCTAATTCGATATCACCAATCTTACCAACGAGTTCAGCCTTACGAATGAATACATTAACAAAGTTACCTTGTTCATTCTTCTTAACATACTTCTCATCTTCGACAATCAATTTCATATAAGCAGGAATAGCTTTACCAAATACAGTCTTCCACATAATAGTCAACATCTTCCAAGGAGTTTGAAGTCTTTGGAGAGACATTGCTTTAGCTTGAGCATATGCGGCAGCAGTTTCACCACCAGCACCTTGCATATTACCACCAAATATAGCAGGTAAAGCGCCAGAAACAAATTGACCTAATTCATTGATAATCTTGTAGAACTGAAATATCTCTGGCGGTAAATTAGCAGCTTTAGTTTGATAGAAAGCTTCAGAGATATTCTTGCTCGCTGAAACTGTTTTCGTTGGAGTATAAGCACCGGGAATAACTTCTCGTTGATTAATTGCATCAACAGCTACAACTCCAGGATCTACCCAATTCTCTGATATTCCATGTTCAATTGTCTGAAGCGTAAGGCTAATCAAATCATTAATAATATCTTGAATATTAACTAGAACCTCACCTAAAGGCTCATGATTAAGATAGTCAGAAGTTGGATTCTGTGTTAGAGTCCAATGATCATCTAAAGATTCAGCACAATGATCTGCAATAATATCATTAACGACTACAACCTTGCAGCCATTAGGATAACGCTTCTTCATTGCAAAATGTTTTAACAGATACATTATCTTCAGGCATTGTGCCACGATACTGAATATTCAGTCTAGCATATTGTTCTATTGTATCATTAACCTGTGAACCAAATCCTGAACCACGTTCAATCTTATCCCATAAATCAGGATAGGCTTCTAGAACATTAACATAATGAGTTTCAAATAACCAGGCTAGGTAAGGAGTATCAGCTTGCTTCCTAGCATAATTAGCAATCTTAACATACAGACCACCATACATTTCCATACATATACGGCTCTTAGGATGTTGAGTTACCCCGATTAGCTTAGGAATAGCAAGAGTAGATTGCTGAAGATTTCCATCTATTTCGACAGAACATTCAGGACAAACCATTGGTTCAATGAGTTCATTTTCATTAAGTCTCAAAGGCTTATCATCTTCGTATTCTTCTAGTTTAGCATCTTCCTCATCAGGATCGTATTTAGTGTTTAATTGTTCTTTAATCATCCTAGCTTGAATAACCATTTCTTCATCAAGCTGCTGCTTACAGCTAGGACAGAAATATCCAGTTACGTCTTCATCTTTATAATTTCTTTTCTCATATGTTCCATATTTCTTATCCTCATCAACATACGAATAGCAAGCAATTAGACCTTCTGTTGAATAGATATATAAAGCTTGGAGCCAAAGGAAGATTGCGTTGTTGTGTTTATACAACAGCTCGGAAATCTTATTACCTGCTTTAGCTGTGCTGATATCATTAGGATTGTCAGCATCATCAGGAGTGCAAGAGACAGCAGGTATATTAACTGAGAGAGCTGCAATGATTGTCTCTAAGAAAGCCTTGAATACATTAACAGGTCTATCATAATATGACTGGTCATCAGTTCCTTCACCATTTAAATTATCACGTCCATTAATTAAATAAGAACCTTGTTGCTCAGACCAGAAAACCTGAGAGAAATTATTCCAGTAATACTTAAGACGTTTCCAATATCGAATCTGAATTTGTCTAGTCGACAAATCCTCATTATAAAAATAATCGCAGATAGTCTTAAGATCTATTTTAACTGGATCATCTTCTGTATACTTACCAGTATTATTTGGCATTTTTCTTCTTTCTCATAAAGAGTGATTTCTTAGATTTTGGACTCTTCTCCATTATCTCTCTAGTCACTTCTTTACTCGGCCCAGGCCCGGCTGATTTGTTAGATGATTTACCAAATTTAGCCGACATGTTCTTTTCCATGTTCATCTATTAAACCAAGTTGAGCTTCTACAGCTTCAATAGATTGAGGAGAAACATCTTTAACAAATGGCTTATCATGATTATCATGGACTTGAGCAATGAAAGGAGAAGTCTTAATTACTTCATCTCTCTTCCTATGCATATTTTCTAAGGCAGCCCGTCTACGACCAAAAGATCCAGCAACTCCGGGCACTTGAGTTAATATCTTTGTTTCCCCTGTAGGAACAACTACATTTGGCCGAGTTAATTGAATCAATGTCTCCATTAATTCTTTCTTCTCATGATTAGCCAATTCTAATTGTTGCTTGAGAGTTTCACATGATTTACATGTGTCGAAGTCTTTTATTCCAACTAGTCGCAAGAGTAAACGAACCATTAATGCACCATTCTCCTTCTTGCGAATCGAGATCTTCTTAAGACTGATTGATTAGAATTATTATTTTGCAAGCCCGGAATTGGAATCATAGTATTATTACCTTGATCTATTCTTTCCATTTGGCGATAAAACTTAGTCATATCGTTTGATTTCTCTAGTTCTGTTATTGCAGACTGTCTCGCAACAGCTACTGCCATATCTATTCCAAGTTCTCCGTCAATGAACTTCCTTGCAGTCTTACATAGATAACGCAGATTATCAATAGGATCGTCACCATCAAATTCCTGAATGTCCTCAGGATTTCCTTTATCATCATTATAAATACATAACGGAATTGTCTCAACAACGATTGGACATTCTTTACCGAAGATTTGTAGTATTGGAATATTCTCTTCCCCAGCTTCATCATAGAATTGAGTTCTGTATTTGAGTAGAGCATCTGTTCCATAGTTTCTAAATATCCAAGCTGCTTTATCAAGATCATAATATACTTCTTTACTTCTTAAAGGAATCTTACTTTCAAACCGTAAAAAGTCATGGATAGTCTGTAATCCAGCAATACGCCTTCCA